TTTGCGTTTACTGCGGTCAAGAAGCTGATACAGTCGATCATGTCATTCCAAGAAGGCTTGGTGGTAATGATAGTGATGACAATCTAGTTGCAAGTTGCAAAAGATGTAATTTATCTAAAGGGGGGCGTTTTTTTGTGAGCAAGAGAACACCACCGACCCCCCGTTCCTTTTCTAACCCACAAAACACCTCAATTGGGCATGAACCGACACAATCAAACCCGTCATGACTAATTCTGAAACGATCGGATTTGATCAGGCTCAATCGAATTTAGGAGGTGTGCAAACACCACGAATTCATAGTCCATTGAATGATTTACCTTCAAAAGGGCATGAAATGATCCAGTTTGCAGCTGAGATCGGTATGCCGTTGCTTGAATGGCAGAAGTTTGTGGCAATTCATGGTCATAAAATCAAGCCGGATGGTCGCTGGCATCATACCGAGGCTGGCTTATTGATCGCTAGGCAGAATGGCAAATCAACTTTCATGATGCTTCGGATCCTTTGTGGCATGTATGTTTGGGGAGAAAACTTACAACTCTCATCAGCCCACCGACTTACAACCTCACTTGAAACATTTAGGCAAATGGTTGGAATTATTGAGGAGAATGACAAACTAGCTGCTGAGGTAAAAAAGATTAGATGGCAACATGGTGCCGAGGAAATGGAACTTAAAGGAGGTAGGCGATTTGTTGTCAAAGCTGCTAACAATGCTTCCCGTGGTATTTCCAAACCATCTACAATCCATCTTGATGAGTTAAGAGAATATAAAGATGAGGATGCTTGGTCATCAATGCGATACACAATGATGGCTGCACAAAATCCGCAAGTATGGATTTATTCAAATGCTGGTGATCAACATTCAGTTATCTTAAACAAACTTAGGGAACGGGCTTTAGCTACGGGCTCGAACCCCAGCGACACGATAGGTTGGTTTGAGTGGAGTGCCGAACCAGATGCGCCGATCTCCTTTCCGTCAGGCGACATCAATTGGGGTGCTTTTGCTCAAGCCAATCCATCGTTGGGTCATTTAATACATCCTGATAACTTAAAAGCTGTTATTAATGATCCGCCAGATATTGTGCGAACTGAAGTTTTATGTCAATGGGTAGACACAATCAATTCTGCTATCGATGCACAAAAGTGGTCATTATGTCAGACCGATCCAATACCATTAGATCCTGATAAAGAAACTTGGTTTGGTTTAGATTTATCACCAGATCGTAAATTTGGCGCATTAGTTGCTACTCAGAAATTACCAGGAGAAAAGTTTAATTTAGTTTTATTGCACACATGGTCAAATGATTATTCAATTAATGATTTAGCGGTTGCAAATGACATTGCACCTTATGTAAGAAAATATAATGTTCAGACTGTCGCTTATTCCAAAAGGACTGCACAAGCTGTCGCAAGTCGGTTAGTTCCTGCTGGAATTCCCATTACAGATATGGATGGGGCGATATATGCTGAAAGTTGTGATCGATGGCTCGGGGCGATCAATAGCCATCGATTACAACATGGTGGGCAGGATGAACTGACCCAACAAACGCTTTCCGCTGCGAAACTGCCCTATGGGGATGGGTCATGGATCATTGGAAGGCGTGCTAGTCGAGTGGCAGTTTGTGCAGCTGTCGCTTCGGCGTTAGCAACCTATTTTGCGACACAGGCAGAAACGGAGATTGATATACAAGTCGGATAAATTGCATTTATGGTATATTATGTGCTAATGGGATTATTCGATAGATTTATCACAAATACCGCAATTACTCCAACAGTCGATGTAGCTGCTGCTAATACGCCTTACAATTTGCAATCAGCAGTTGGCGGATTATTTTATGGCGCACAAACCGCAACAAGAGAACAAGCAATGTCTGTTCCATCTGTTGCAAGAGCACGAAATATAATTTGTAGCACAATTGGATCGCTACCTTTAGAAACTTATAATCATTTTACAAAAGAACATTTAGATCCAAACAGAGTAATTATGCAACCAGATCCAAGAGTTGCCGGATCAGCAATTTATGCATGGATCGCTGAAGATTTATTATTTCATGGCGTTGCTTATGGTCAAGTATTAGATTCTTATGCTGCATCTGATAACAGTCGGGTAAGAGCATGGACAAGAGTTGCACCAGATAGAGTTACATACAATCTTAATGCAAATCAAACAGAGATTACTCAATACATGGTTGATGGAATGATTGTTCCAGCATCAGGCATTGGATCTTTAATTGTATTTAGCGGATTAGATGAAGGTGTGTTAAATCGAGCAGGTCGCACAATTAGAGCTGCACAAGAATTGGAAAAGGCTGCCGAACTATATGCAAAAGAGCCAGTTCCAACAATGGTCTTAAAATCAAATGGCACAAATCTTACTCCAGAACGAATTACAAAACTTCTTGAATCATGGAAGGTTGCTAGAAACACAAGAGCAACTGCATTCTTAAATGCTGATGTTGAATTAAACGCGTTAGGCTTTGATCCACAAAAATTACAGTTGAATGAAGCACGGCAATACCTAGCAACTGAAATTGCAAGAGCTGTCGGGATCCCAGCGTCATTCTTATCTGCTGAAACTACTAGCATGACTTATAGCACGACTGTGATGGAAAGAAAAGCCCTGATTGATTTCAGTTTGAGAAATATCATTACACCAATTGAGCAAAGATTATCTGCTGCTGACTTTGTGCCAAATGGCGTTGAAGTCCGATTTGACATTGATGATTTCTTGAGAGGCTCAGCATTAGAGCGTGCTCAAGTTTACGAAATACTAAACCGCATCGGCGCAATGAGTGTCGAACAAATCCAAGAGGAAGAGGACTTAATCCGATGAAGATTAATTTCCCAATTACAATAACCGCTGCTGATACAAACAAGCGAACAATCTCAGGAACTATTGTTTCTTGGAATGAGGCTGGAAATACATCAGCCGGCAGAACAATATTTGCAAAGGACAGCATTGATTTTTCAAAGCCTGTCAAATTGCTATTAGAGCATGACAAAACTCGCCCATTGGGTAAGTTAATTGACATTACTGCAAACGATCAAGGTTTAGAAGGCACATTCAAGTTAGCAAAGACTTTTGCAGCTGATGATGCACTTGAGGAAGCAGCCACAGGGTTGCGTGATGGATTCTCCGTTGGTGTCATGGTCGATGCATGGGATAACAAAGACGGAGCAATGGTTATCTCAAAGAGTTCATTACATGAAGTCAGTTTGGTGTCTGATCCAGCAATTGCTTCAGCAAAAGTTGAAAAAGTAGTTGCAACAAATACACCAGAGAATTCCGAAGCAACCGCTGAGGATCAAACAACACAGGAGGACAAAGTGTCAGATATTACATCTGAGGCTCCTATCGCAACCGAAGCGGTAGAAGCTGCAAAGTCTGAGCCTGTGGCAGTAGTAGCAGCACAATCTGTTGCATACACAAAGCCACGCTCACCAATCAATTCAAAGGCAACATACTTGGAGCATTCAGTTCGTGCTGCTCTAGGTTCAGAGGAAAGCCGTCAGTATGTAATGGCTGCTGACACAACTGGAACAGTTGCTGGCTTAATTCCAACACCACAATCAACAGAAATCATCAATGGTCTATCAAATGCTGATCGTGGATTAATCGATGCTCTATCTCGTGGCACTCTACCTGCTGCTGGTATGACATTTGAAATTCCAAAGATTACAGCTGTTCCTACAACCGCTCTTGAGGCAGAGGCTGCTGCAATCGATACAACTGACATGACATCATCTTTCGTATCTGTTGATGTAAAGAAGTTCGCTGGCGGACAAACATTCTCAGTTGAATTGCTAGATCGTTCATCACCTGCATTCTTTGATGAGTTAGTTCGTCAAATGGAATTTGCTTACGCAAAGACCACAGATGCTTATGTTGCAACAATTCTTGGCAACTCATGCTCATTAGCAGCAACCGCAAAAGACAACACAGCAGCTGACTTGCTTGGATATGTTTCACAAGCAGCAGCATCTGTTTATTCAGGCTCACTAGGATTTGCTCGCAACTTAATTGTTAACAGCACTCAATGGGGCAACATCATGGGCTACAACGATGGCGGACGCCCAATCTACAACGCATCACAACCACAAAACGCAGGTGGAAATGTAGTTCCTACATCACTTCGTGGAAATGTTGCTGGTTTAGATCTATATGTATCTCGCTCACTAGATGGATATACAACTGGAGATCAGTCAATGATCGTAGTTAATCCAGATGCATTCACATGGTATGAGAGCCCACGCTTGACACTTCGTTCAGACATCACAGCAACTGGTCAAGTATCTGTTGCTTACTACGGCTACGGCGCACTAGCAGTAAAACTTGCTGGTGGAGCAGTTTGGTTCAACAAGAACTAATTTAGCCTGACTTAATGCCTAGGGTTGCTCCCGATCCTAGGCATCCATTAATGGGAGTAAGGAGATGACACTTGCCTAGTATAATTTCAGCATCAGAGTTGAGAGCCGTATTAGGCGTGTCATCTGCCTTGTATAGTGACAGTTACTTAAATCAAATAATAGATTCGGCAGAAACTGTTATTCTGCCAATGCTTGTTACATTCAAAGCACCAATTCAAGCAACCTCATTGTCAGACAATGTTGCTACATTTACCACACTAGGAATTCATGAATTTACCGAAGGGCAATCAGTTGTTATCACAGGATGCGGAAGCCCATACAACGGAACAAGAACTGTCTTGGCAGAAAATCTTGGACAATATACCTTTTCAGCATCGATCACTAACGCCGATATACTCGAGGCTAATGTCATCCCATCCGGAGTTGCTACCCTTTCTAGCGCATCAACTTATGTTGGAAACGCAGCTGTTCAGTCAGCCGTCTATACAGTTTCAGTCGAAGTTTTCCAAGCAAGACTTGCCGGCGGAGGACAAATCGAAGGCGTAGATTTTACATCAACTCCATTTAGAATGGGTCGATCTCTTTTCAATAAATGTGTCGGATTACTAGGTTCATATATGGATACCGACAGTTTGGCTCAATAAATGCCAAGCACAATTCTTTCAAGTATCCGTACACCTTTAGCAACTGCTCTCGCTGGTGTTGCTGGCAATGTTTATTCATTTGTGCCAGAAAGTGTTATTCCACCAGCTGTTGTTGTGGTTCCAGATAGTCCTTATCTAGAGTTAGAAACAATTAATAAATCTACCATTCATGCTAAAATTAATTTTACAATCACAGTTGCAGTTGCATATAACAGCAACCCAGCATCACTCGATAATATCGAGCAATTAATAATGAGCGTTCTCGCAGTTATTCCGGTTGGATATATTGTGAGTTCGGTTGAAAGACCGACAGTCAGTCAGGTTGGGGCTAGCACTCTGCTGATTTCTGACATTCGAGTATCTACCTATTACACACAAACAACATAAGGAGAAACATGGCAACCACAGTAATAACCGGTCGTGATGTTGGTTTATCTTTCACAGGTGGAACAGATATTCAGGCACAAGCCACCAACGCAATATTGACCAAAGTAAATGACCGACAGGTCTATCAGACAATGGATGGTGAGGCATACAAGACTGTTAATGTATCCGGCACTTTCCAATTAGATATGTTGGCTGATTGGGGCAAGGCAAACTCAGTTTGTGAAGCTCTATGGACAGCAGCAGAAACTGCACCAGATACAGACATTAGCATGACACTTACAGCTGCATCAGGAGCACAATTTGTGTTTCCGGTAAAGCCAGAGTTTCCAACAGCTGGCGGATCAGGTGTTGATGCACAAACTGTTTCCTTTACTTTTACAGTATCAAAGGGCGCAGTAGTAGAAACATTTAGTTAAAATCTAACAACGGGAGCATAGAATGAAACTGAATATAACAATTGAATACAACTCAGGCGAGCAAGCAACTTATGTAGCCCAACCGCCTGAGTGGGCAAAATGGGAAAAGCAGACAGGAAACACCATTGGTCAAGCAGCTGAAAAGTTGGGTGTTTGGGATCTTATGTTTTTGGCTTATCATGCACATAAGCGGGAACTTGGTGGATCTAAACCAATCAAACCAATGGATATTTGGATGGAAACTGTCGCTGATGTAATAGTCGGTGATGCTGACCCAAAAGTTATCCAGCAGGAAGCCTAAACAGATTATTGGTTGAGTTGGCAATAGCCACACAAATACCAATGAGTGAATGGGTTGAAGCAGAGGACATTTTAACGGCAATCGAGGTATTGGAGAAGCGCAATGGCAACTAGCACCGAACCTCTAATAGTCTATGACAAAAGAGAACTTGCTTCCTTTGCCAAAATAATTCGAAATATGAGTGAAATTGCTGTTGAGGAAACTAAACGCAGAGTTGGTGAATTAGCGCAAAAAGAATTAAGCGAAATTCGTCGCATTGCTTCATCCAGAGGTAAAGTTGCAGATCGTATCGCTCAGGGCGGTAAAGTAAAAAAATCATCTTTACTTGGTGAAGTATCTTTTGGTTTTGCTTCTCAAAAATTTTCAGGTGGTGCAACAACTCAATTCAATACTCGCAATGATACAAAAGGCAATCGTTTGGGTATTGGTGCAGCTCATGAATTTGGTTCTAAGAATTATCCGCAATTTCCAAGATGGTCAGGGCCGATGCCAAAAGGGCCGGGTTCTAGGGGATGGTTCATATATCCAACAATTAGACATTTGCAACCAACTATAATTAAAGAGTTTGAGGAAATCATCATGGACATAAAGAAGGAATTCTCTGATGGCAAGTAATAGTAGAACCTTAACTTTAGCTCTTGCAGCTGACATTGATGGTCTGAAAAAAGGCTTAGATGATGCAAATAAAGTAGTTAATAAATCAGCAGATCAAATTGCTGACTTTGGAAAGAAAGCAGCATTGGCATTTGCAGCCGTTAGTGCAGCTGTTGGTGCATTTGCTATTTCGGCAGTAAAGGCAGCAGCCGATGATGAAAAAGCTCGCAAATCTCTTGAACAAACTATTCGATCAAGCACAAAGGCAACTGAGGATCAAATTGCTGCTATAGATACTTATATCACAAAACAATCTATTGCTACCGCAACAACTGATGAAGTTTTAAGACCTGCTTTTGCTCGATTAATTAGATCAACCAATGATGTTGCTAAAGCCCAAGAATTGCTTTCTCTATCTCAAGAAATTGCCACCGCCACAGGTAAACCACTTGAAGTTATCACAAATGCTTTAGGTAAAAGTTTTGATGGTCAAAATGCAGCTTTAGGCAAACTTGGATTAGGTATTGATGCTGCTACATTAAAAACTAAATCCCATGAAGAAATTATGCAAATCCTCAAAGGAACTTACAAAGGATTTATTGATAACGAAGCAACTAATGCTGAATTCAAAATGCGTCAATTGGAAATTGCTTTTAGCGAAACAAAAGAACAAATTGGAAACGCCTTGCTTCCAATTATGAAAGAATTTGCTGATTATTTACTAGCCGTTGTTGTCCCAAATGTTCAAGCATTGGCTGCTGGATTAACTGGAAATGATAGTGTTAGTGCTGGAATCACAGATGCTACTCAAGGTGCTTATGAATTTGGTCAGCAATTAAAAACTACAATCGGTTTCTTAATAAGCATCAAAGAGGAATTATTAATCTTAGCGGGTATTCTAGCAACTGTTTTTGTGGTTAATAAAATTGCTGCATTTGTGGCAGCCATTGGAACCATTGTTGCAGCAATGAACACTTTGAGAAATGCTGCTGCTGCTGCTGGTGTTGCTACTGCTTTTGCAACCGGTGGCGCATCTGTCGGAACTGCTGCTGCTGCTTTGGCTGCCGGTGCTGCAACTTATGGCCTAACTCAAATTGCCCCAAGTGGTAATGTTCCAAAAGTTCCATCACCATCAGGAAGCAATTTTAATTATGGATCGGGTAATCCTCAATATAACATTACAGTTCAATCAATTGATTCTGAAGGTGCTGCAAGAGCTGTTGCAAAAGTCTTAAATCAAAGCGCATCAAGATCAGTTCCACAGCTTTACAATTCAGGCATTAGAGGCGATTAATGACAGTTTGGACTCCTGACTGGAAACTTACTGTTGCTGGTGTTGACTACACCGACATAGCAATCAGCGACATTGCCCATCAATCAGGTCGAGATGACATTTATACTCAACCAAACCCATCTTACTTACAGGTCGAAATTGTAGCTTTATCTGGGCAAACTTTGCCATTTGCAATAAATGATGGATTAACTTTACAAGTAAAAAATAGCTTAGGAACTTATGTCAGTTTATTTGGTGGAAATATTACAGATATAACAGTTGAAGTTTCAAATGCCGGAAACATTGCAAATGTTGTAAGTTATAAATTATTAGCAATGGGTGCTTTGGTTCGATTAGCTAAAGAAGTTTATGACAGCACTTTAAGCCAAGATTTTGATGGCGATCAAATTTTTGATTTGTTATCGTATTCATTAACAAACTCTTGGAATGAAGTATCAGCTGCTCAAACATGGGCTGCTTATGATCCAACAATTACCTGGGCAAATGCAGAAAATGTTGGTTTAGGAGAAGTTGATCAACCGGGTCTTTATGAAATGGAAAATAGGGGAGTTGATCCAGATACCATTTACAACATAGCCTCAGCAATCGCCAATTCAGCCTTTGGATATTTATATGAGGATAATGAAGGTAATATCGGTTATGCCGACGCAGATCACAGGCAGACTTATTTAGCCGATAATGGTTATACAGAATTATCAGCAAATACAGCTATTGGTGCTGGACTTCGAACGATTACAAAAGCAGCAGACATTCGAAATGATATTTACATAAATTATGGCAATAATTTTGGATCTCAAAAAACAGCCACAGACACAACATCTATTGCAATTTATGGGTATCGATCTGAAACTGTTAATAGTTTGATTCACGATGCCAGTAACGCTCAAGAAGTTGCCGATCGATATATCAGTCAAAGAGCTTATCCATCCCCGGCTTTTGACAGCATCACTTTTCCAATTACAAATCCCGAAATTGATGATAATGATAGAGATGCCTTATTAGGTGTTTTCATGGGTCAGCCAATTCATATAACAGACCTTCCTAGCCAAATCAGTAATGGAGCATTTGAAGGATATGTAGAAGGCTGGCGTTGGAGTACCAGATTTAATGAATTATTTTTGACCATCAATTTGTCGCCTGTCAGCTTTAGCCAAGTGGCAATGAGATGGAATACTGTGCCCGGCACAGAGGCTTGGAATACGATAGACAACACTTTGACATGGGAATACGCTACAATCGTAGCCTGATAATAGGAGAAAAATGGCAACTACTACAAATTACAGCTGGACTACTCCAGATGATACAGCTTTAGTCAAGGATGGCGCAGCAGCGATTAGATCACTTGGCACAGCAATTGACACAACAGTTTTTAATAATGCTGGAGCAGCAATATCGAAAACACTTATTGATGCAAAAGGTGATTTGATTGTTGGCTCCGCTGCTGATACTGCTGCAAGATTACCGGCTGGAACAAATGGATATTTATTAACTGCTGATAGTTCGGAAACTACTGGTCTTAAATGGTCTGCTGCTCCGGGTGGTGGAAAAGTGTTGCAGGTAGTGCAAGCAACAAGTAGCACAGCAACAATAGTTGCAAGCACAACAATGACTGATAGCGGTTTGAGTGTATCAATTACTCCAACATTAAATACAAGCAAAGTTTTAATTTTAATTAGTCAAGGATTGTTATTAAAAAGAAATACTGACAGGGCATTGGGTGGATGGCGTTTGATGAGAGGTTCTACTGAAATTTTTAATGGTAATGATGGTTTTTTCATTTTGGCCAATACTAGCGGTACTGGTAATCAAACTTGGATGCAAGGATATTACGCATTAAATTATTTAGATTCACCCGCAACAACATCTGCAACAACCTATAAAACACAATTAAAAGTTAATACAACATCCGACAGTGCCGCATTGTGGGGTCAAGGTGAAAATGGCGTAACAAGTTCAATAATCGCTTTAGAAATAGGTGCATAGTGAATAACTATTTATTTGACGCAATTAGATTGTTAAAACCAACAGCTGAATTTTCATTTAGTGATAATGATTATTCAACAATTAAATGGGATGTGCTTGAAGGCGATGCACCAACTGAAAAACAAATTGATGATGCGATTAAGGCTGTTAAAGCAAAAGAGATTGCAGATGCTAAAGCACAGAAAGATGCTAAAGCAGCAGCACAGGCTAAACTTGCAGCACTTGGTTTGACTGTTGAGGATCTTCAAGCACTAGGCTTGTAATGAAGCCTTACTTGTCTAAAGCTGCCGTTCAACTCCGGGAACAGATTGATGATTCATTCCCGGATCGCAGCCGTAAAAGTGATGGATGGTTGGGTGATGCTCGTCATTCCACAAAAAAATCTGACCACAATCCAGACTTTAATGGGTGTGTCAGAGCCATTGATATTGATGCTGGCTTGGGTAAGCAAGAAGGAATTTCTGCTTATCTCGCTGACCAAATCAGAGAATGTGGAAAATCAGATAAACGCATATCTTATGTAATTCATAACCATCATATTGCTAGCAAATTGCTAAATTGGAAATGGCGTCGATATAAAGGCATTAATCCTCACACAAAACATATTCATATCAGCTTTAATAAATCAGGCGATAAAGATGGATCATTTTTTAACATCCCACTACTAGGAGGCAATTCATGAAACTAAGCAAAAAACACAAAGCAGCAATTAAGTCATATTTGAGAGCTGTGGCAGCTTCAGGCATTACTGTGGCTCTTGCCATTGTTGCTGATATTCGACCAGAATTAGCAGTTCTTGCTGGAGCGTTAGTTGCACCTATTGCCAAAGCATTAGATCCAAAGTCCGGGAGCGAAGCTGATTATGGAATTAATGCCAAATGACGGCAGCAGATTGGGTCGCTATCGCCTCTGGCGTATGCGCCGTATCAGGCAGTTTATTCATGGGTCTGCGTTGGGTTATTAAATCTTACTTAGCCGAACTTAAACCAAATGGAGGAAGCTCCTTAAAAGATCAAATGAATCGACTTGAACAGCGTGTCGATGATCTATATTTGCTATTAGTTAAGAAATAATTTCTGACATGGCGAACACACGAAAACCTATCAAACGCAAAAAGATTAATCGTCGCGTTGTTCGCCAAACTCCTGAGCCATTAACAAAGATCGATCAACATTACATGGCTTTACACGAATGCTATAAAGCAGCCAGGAAGGCAGGATTCACACCTGAGCACGCATTTTGGCTGATGACTGAACATAAGACTTTCCCTGATTGGATTGTGGGCGATGGTGGGATCATCCCATCAATAGATCCAACTGACGATGAGGACGACGATTAAGCGATACTTGGTTATTTCGGATTTACAGATCCCTTACCACCATGAAGTAGCAGTCAAGAATGTAATTAAGTTAGCAAGACGGGAGCGGTTCGATAGTGTACTTTTTTGTGGTGATGAAATTGATTTCCAGACTATTAGCCGTTGGAGTGAGAAAACACCTTTGGCTTATGAACAAACTTTGGACGCTGATCGCTCGACTACTCAGCAAGTTCTTTGGGATCTCTCAGAACATAGTCGAGAGGCTCATGTTATCCGCAGCAATCATACTGATCGCCTATATAACACTTTATTAAAAGTTCCTGGGCTGATCAGCCTTCCTGAATTACAGTACGCAAAATTTATGGATTTCGATTCTATGGGCATTACATTCCATAAGACATTCTATGAATTTGAAAAGGGCTGGATCTTGGCTCATGGCGATGAAGGCAACATGAATCCTAACGCTGGGCAGACTGCCCTAAATCTTGCCAAAAAGGCAGGAAAGAGCGTGGTTTGTGGGCACACCCATAGGTTGGGTATGTCAGCCTACTCAGAGGGGCTCTACGGGGCTTACAGACCCCTTTACGGGGTTGAAACAGGCAACCTCATGAACAGGGCAAAAGCCTCCTATACAAAAGGCTTGGCTAATTGGCAAATGGGCATCGTCATTATGGACTGGGATGGCAAAAATATGAATGTGCAGATGATCCCAATTAACAAAGATGGCTCATTTACAGCTCTTGGAAAGTCTTATGGGGCGTGAAACAGACTATCAGCCTCGCACGATTGATGACCATATCGATGATTTTGAGGATATTAGCGTTATCTAATCGTTATAAAACACGCCGTAGGTCAGGTAGATAAAAGACTTGATTTAGGTCAAACTTTATGTATTCACAGAGATACTGTGGATATGTAGGGAGCGACATGAAACTAGATCTGGGCAGTAGAGATACAGCTTTAGAATATGCGGAGCGAGGATGGGCAGTTTTACCATTGTTGCCACGCAAAAAAGATCCGCACTTTGACTTGGCTCAAAGAGCTTATTTGTCAGCAAGTACAGATCAAAAGTTAATTAATTTTTGGTTTGACTATGATCAAAACATCAACATTGGCATAGCCTGTTATCAATCGGGTTTAGTCGTGTTTGATATTGATTATCGTAATGGCGGTCAGTTGCTTGCAGAATTTGAGCCAACATACACAGTTCAAACCGGTGATGGTTTGCACCTTTATTACACAGCTAATAAAACTGATGTGTTTAGAGGTAAGTTAAATGATGGAATTGACATTAAATGGAAAGGTTATGTAGCTGCTGCACCATCAATCCATCCGTCAGGAGCACGATATACAGTAATCGATGACCGAAATCCGGTTGCGATGCCTAAAGTAATAAGGGAGTGGGCAACAAAATGAACGCATGGCTAGAAGCAAGAGATATGGGTTTTGTAATCATGTGGGCAATTGTCGGTTTGACTTTTGCTGCATGGATTATTTATGAAATCCGAGATACCGCATTCCAAAATGGTTATTGGAAAGGTCGGGCTGATGGTTGGAATATGCATCGCCGAATGACCAACATCAAAGCACAGTCAGATGAGGTTTTTGATTATGACAAAAACTGAGGATTTGTTAAATGAAGTCATTACTACAATCCAACAGCGTGGAAGTGTCTATGGACATCCATACTACAACCACAAACGCATTGCAGGTCTTTGGTCTGCATATCTTGATTTCCCAATCACACCACACCAAGCTGCGTTGTGTATGGCACTTGTCAAGGTTTCTCGGCTTAGTGAAACCCCAGATCATTATGACAGCATCAAAGACTTCATTGCCTATGGATCTGTCTATAACACCGTGCTTGAAGCAGTTAAAGACGATCAATTCGAATGGGGTGATAAGTAATGGCATTTAATCTCGAGGATTATGAGGATGTGGCAACACTTAACAAATGGTTTATTGCCAATTATCCAATGGGCAGATCAGATCTATCAGTTATCAGTCATGACCCTGAAAAGGGTTATATCTTAATACAATCAACACTTTGGAGGGATAGTAAAGATGCTGCACCAGCAGTAAGCAATGTGGCATTTGGATCTAGGGAAACTTACATCCCCAATATGAAGAAATTTTATGTTGAGGATACAGCTACATCAGCTTTAGGTAGGGCGATCATTTTACTTAAAGGCTCTGACAAAACTGCAACCAAAGATGACATGCGAAAGGTCGAAACCAATTCGTCATTTAAGGAGAAGTTAGAAGCTAGGCAAAACATGTATGGCAAACCCGGATCTAAGTCAGCACAAATCGAAACAATCCTAAGAGATAGTTTTGAAGCTGATAAGAAGCTTGAGCCAGTTGCATGGTCTGTTGGTGATGTAGTTGCTGAGATTGGTGCATCAACACCTAACGAGCCACCCGCATGCGAGCATGGTCATATCTTGAAGCAAGGAATCTCTAAAGGAGGCAAGCCTTACTATGGTTATGTTTGTAAAGCAAAACAATGTGATGCCAAATGGGCAAAACTTACAGCTAACGGAAAATGGTATTTTGAAGGAGGTGAATAAATGGGTGAATTACAAATCATTGACGGCTCTGGTCTAACTGCTACTTTTACAGATGATGGAGTTAAGGTAGAGCCATCAACGACATACTGCGATATGTGCAACGATGACAGATTACTTCATGAGGGCGATCTGCTTAGATGCTACAACTGCCACGCTATCAATCGGATTCCGTATCCAGTACATAGACACGATAATGCCTAATTACGAATACTTCTGCGATAGTGAGGGGTCGATGATTGTATTGGATTTACCAATGGATCATAAAATCCCTCATTGTCAAGTATGCAACGCACCATTAAGGCGTATCTATACAGCTGTGCCAACCATCTTTAAGGGAACAGGATGGGCTGGCAAACTTGGTTAAATTCAGATGCAACTTTTGCTCAGCCAATAGCGAGTTTGTATGGCTTGATGGATATGAAACACACGAAGGATTTAGGGTTTATCAATGCCTTAAATGCTGTGGTGTTGGCGTTAAGAATCAGGCTGAATCAACCGATACTCAAGAGCCAGTAATGCGCTGCACAAAATGCGGTGCTTGGATGTTTGCAGATAAGGAGTGCCATACATGTGCGATTCTCATGATCAAGGAGAACACGAAATAGATTGGGCTTATCAGAATGAGCTACATAAACAATGGCTTGCTGATAATCCTGATGCTGGATACATAGGTTGGATGTCAATTTAATGGAAGCGGGATTTGATGAAACATGGATTGATCAGTACAACATTGTGCCATTCTACGACACGCCGTCTGACCTGCGGTTTTGTTAAGCGATTTGACACCGCATGCTAGGCTCTAGTGTAGCAGTGGCTCACAAAGCCACAAGGCGAGCCCGACAGGGAAAGCTCGCAAGGTGCTGGCTAGTTGGGATCGCTCTATTCATAGTCTTTAATTGCTTTGAAAAGACTAATTCCGTAGCTAGTTTAGATAGAACAAATCATTACAGACAATGGGCTTTTATACAGCTTAATAATTTAGATGAGTTTTACTGTTTAGATGAGTTGTATTACAAAGAATCAAGATGGAATCCAAAAGCCAAGAATGGTAGTCATTATGGTATTCCTCAAGGTAGATCAAAATACTTACAAAGAGTTAATGGATACAAGCAAGTTGATTGGGGTATCAAGTACAACAAAGTAAGATATGGTTCTATGTGTAAAGCATTAGAGCATTACAAGATTAAGGGTTGGCATTGAGTAAGAGCGCATTAAGATCTACTGGATCTACAAGACAATGGCGTAATATTAGAGAACGCATACTGCGTAGAGATGGTTATGTCTGTCAGTACTGTGCTCAAGAAGCAGATACAGTTGATCATGTGATACCTAGAAGGTTGGGTGGTCTTGATAGTGATGACAATCTAGTTGCAAGCTGCAAGAGATGTAATTTAAGTAAGGGTGGGCGGTTTTTTGTGAGCAAGAGAACAC